TTCGGTACAGGGTAGAAGTCCTGACTTAGCATTGTTACCTCTTGCATCTAATCCCGAACTAGAGTTGCTCATTGAGACATGGGCATTCTTTGAGACTATTCATTCAAGAAGTTATACTCATGTTATTCGTAACGTATATGCCAACCCATCTAAGGTCTTTGATGAGATAACATCTATACCAGAGATCAGTGAGTGTGGTAATGCGATATCAGAACATTATGACAACCTGATCAATTATCGGGGTCCTCACGGTGCATATAAGCATAAAAAACTGTTATACCTTTGTCTAATAAGTATCTATATCCTGGAAGGTATTAGGTTCTATGTAAGCTTTGCATGCTCTTGGGCATTCGCTGAGCTTAAGCAAATGGAAGGTAATGCTAAGATTATTAAACTCATCGCAAGAGATGAGAACTTACACTTAGCAGCAAGCCTTAACATTATACGTACTCTTATTAAAGAAGATAAAGACTTCGTAAAAATTAAAGAAGAAACTAATGATGAAGTAATGAGTCTATTCGAAGAAGCATTAGTTCAAGAAGAAGAATGGTGTGACTACCTGTTCGGCAATGGTTCAATGATTGGATTGAATGCTGAACTTCTAAAAGAATACGTGCGTTGGATTGGTGCAAAAAGAATTAAGTCTTTAAACTATACTGTACCATTCCATACACATTTACATAACCCACTACCATGGACAGAGAAATGGATAAGTGGTGGAGCAGTTCAAGTCGCTCCACAAGAAACCGAGATTACATCGTACGTCGTTGGCGGTACTAAACAAGATGTAGATAACACAACATTTAAAGGATTAAGTTTATGAGTAGAGCAGTGGTATGGAGTAAGAACAACTGTATCTATTGCAGCAAAGCAAAAGCTGTATTAGATCAAAAGGGTATTGATTATGAAGAAAGAAATGTTGAAGGTCCTGACTGGACACCAGAACAATTCTTCGAAGCAGTTCCACCAGGAACTAGAACATTTCCTCAGATATATATAGATGAGAAGTACATAGGATCATATGATAATATGATGACATTTTGGACAATTGGGGAATTAAAGTTATGATATGTAATGAATGCAACAGCCAGGAATATGCTGTGATGGTAATAGAAGATACTGGATTTGAAGTTGACACGGATGAATTAGGGGTTGACACACCTTATTGTCCATTCTGTGGTACTGATATTGCTTTAGCAGAACGTGGTGGATTTGAGGCTGGGGACGATGACGTATTGGGTGTATGAAGGGAGAGAATTCACTTCTGATGATATTGGTGATTTTTATGGTTTTGTGTATCGCATTACCAACTTGGTCACAGGACATGACTATGTTGGTAGAAAATACTTCAAGACAATCCAAAAGCTTAAGCCTTTAAAAGGGTTTAAAAGAAAGCGTAAGTCTGTAAAGGAAACTAACTGGAAAGAGTATTGGGGTTCGAGCAATAGGCTCACTACTGATATAGAAGAGTTAGGCTTAGAGAATTTCAAACGTGAGATTATATGTTTATGTGAATCACGTGGTGATACAAACTATATGGAAGCTAAGATACAATTTGACGAAGAGGTTCTATTGAACCCTGAGAATTACAATGGTATTATAGCAGTAAAGATTGGGGTGGGTTCTGTAAAAAATTTATCGGAAAAGTATGTACAAACACGTAAAAGTGTGTTATAATATACTATGTAAACAAAAAAGGATATATAATGGTTTTAGTTGATTTCAACGGTTTAGCAATAAGTTCTATTATGGGACAGCTAAGTCATGGTGAAGAGTTAAGTGAGAATTTGGTAAAACATATTATCCTTAACAACCTTCGTATGTATAGAAAAAAATACCCCGAAGCAAAGCATGGCAAACTAGTCATATGTTGTGATAGTTACTCTTGGCGTAAGGATGTTTATCCTGAGTATAAAGCCAACCGTAAAACTACTCGCAGTAAAGACAAACATGATTGGACAATGATCTTTGATTTAATTGAATCTACTCTCATTGACCTTCGTACTAACTTCCCTTACTGTGTTATTAAAATTGATAGCGCTGAGGCAGATGATATCATTGGTGCATTAACTATAGAAAAGTCTATACCTCTTATTGGTGAAGACGTTGTTATTGTTTCTGCTGACAAAGATTTTATTCAATTACAAAAGTATGGTCACGTTCAACAGTGGTCACCTATGTTTAATAAAGCAGTTAAAGATGATAACCCAGTCAAGTACATATTCGAGCATATCCTTAAGGGTGATGCGAGTGACGGTGTGCCTAATGTTTTATCTCCTGATGATTGCCTTGTTAATTCAGTTAGACAAAGTCCTATGACTAAGAAGAAGCTAGCTGAGTGGTGGGAAAATAGAGCAGACCTTAAAAGTGTTATGCCTACAGAAGTGTTCAGGAATTATATGCGTAATCGGGAAATGATTGATTTACATCGTACCCCTAAGCATATCACTGATAAAGCTGTTCAACAATATGAGAATTATCAATACCCTCATCGTTCCAATATACTTACTTATCTAGTGAATCATAGAATGAAAATGCTTATTGATTGTGCTGGTGAGTTTTGAGCGACGAAGAATTAAAGGAATTCATGGAGTATTTTAAAGATGAATTACCAAACCCCGAGCACCATCCAATAAAAGCAAGATGGTTATATAACTGGTGGAAATCAATTACTTTAAGGAACAAAGATGCCAACATACACATTCAAAAGTAAAGAGACAGGTAAAGAATGGGATGATATAATATCTCATAAAGATCTGGATGCATACTATATAGAACATAATTGCACACAACTAATTGGTGTATCCACCACAGTAGCAAGCATTGGTGATGTTCAAGGGAAAACTAGTGATGCTTTTAAAGATCGAATGAAAGATATTCACAAATTAGCAGGTCGTAATAGTCGAATGTATAAAGGAATTAATTAATGCCTGTACATACAAAGCTTGCAATACCATTTCCAAATAAAAAATATCAATGCATCTATGCTGACCCACCTTGGAATGAACAAGGCGGAGGCAAAATAAAGAGAGGCGCTGATAGACATTATCCATTAATGAAAACTGAAGATATAAAGAATCTTCCAGTTCAATCAATAGCAGATGAAGAGTGTTGGTTGTATATGTGGGTCACTAATAACTTTTTAGTTGAAGGACTTGACATCATGGAACACTGGGGATTTAAATATATAACTAATCTAGTATGGGCAAAGAATACTATAGGTCTGGGTTATTATTTCAGAGGTCAACATGAGATTTGTTTATTTGGTAAAAAGGGTAACTTAAAACCTTTAGTAAAAAATGAAAGCACTTTAGTTAAAGCTAACAAAGCTGAACACAGTAAGAAGCCCCATGAATTTTATACTAAGATTGAAAACCAATCACATGGTCCTAGAATAGAATTATTTGCTCGGAACATCAGAAAGGGTTGGGATGCGTGGGGCAATGAAGTCCTACAAGAAGAAGCAACATTAGAAGAATATTTTAAATAAGAGAGAAGGAATTTGTTTATACATGAACCGATTGATCTAGGTTATAAAGATCTTGTGGCTGTAACAGAAGAGAGTGGTAGAAAGTATGCCACCCCTAAAGGTAGTTACCCATCAATAACAACCATACTCAGTCAGCTTAATAAGGCTGCTATTGATGCATGGCGAGAACGTGTTGGTGATGAAGAAGCCAATAAGATTTCTTGGCAAGCTGCAGGTCGTGGCACAGCGGTGCATGCTATGTGTGAGAGTTATGTGAATAACGATCCTGACTATGCAAAGGGTGCAATGCCTAACATCCTGCATGACTTCAATAGGATCAAAGATATATTAGATCAACGTATTGGTATAGTATATGGGCAAGAGGTTGCGTTGTATTCAGATCACTTAGGTGTGGCTGGTCGTGTTGACTGTGTTGCACAATTTGATGGTGTCCTAAGTATTATTGATTATAAGACTAGTAAGAAGACAAAGAAGAAGAGTTGGATTGAACAGTACTTTATGCAAGAATGCTTTTATGCTATTGCATGGGAGGAACGAACTGGACAACCTATCACTCAACTAGTAACAATCATTTCAGTGGACAATGCTGAACCTCAGGTGTTCATCGAGCATCGTGACAATTGGGACAAAGGTCTTGTTCAGGCTATAGCTGATTATTAGAATATTATCCTACAGAACATCGATTTTGTAGGATAAAACATTTATTTTTAAAAATAGTTACATAAGAGGCCTAAAACATGATATAATATATGTATATTAAGATAAAAAAGGATCTAAAGATATGACAGGTAATAAAAAATTAAATATGAAGTTACAGGATATGTTCCTTAACTTATGTATAGGAATTATAATTATAATGCTTGGAGTTATTATATGGAACTTATCTTAGTAGGAATAGGATTAATAATAGACCTACTATTTGTGTGGAAACTTCTTACACAAGAAGCTCAAAACACGATATAATATATGTATATTAAAATAAAAAAAGGAATTATTATGAATAAGCTTAGAACAAATTAATATAAAGAAAACTAAAATAGTTGTGTACATTACTGTCCAACTATGATATAATATCTATATACTAATGAATACAGGAAAAAATAAATGATAACAAAATTTCAAGCCCCCAACTCAAAACCCTCTAAATCAGTTCAAGAATTTCTTGATGCTGGCGGAAAGGTTACTGTTATTTCACCCGAGCAAACTGCCGAAACTTTAGCAAAACAAAACGGCGGATACTACAAAGGTTTTAATAACTCATGGTCTTCTAAGAAGAAGGACAACACATGACTTTAAACAACTACATTGTTATAGGTCTACTAATTATTAATATTTACGTATGGAGTAATGTATTATGGCTTTTATAAAAGCAGCTGATCGCAAAACGATCCATCAATTAGAAGGTATGCGCCTTCGCTCGTGTCAACTTTGGCTTGATGCCAAAGGTTTCCATCCTTTCCTTGATCCCGATGAAATGCAAACACCAGACTTACAAAAGTCTATGGGTTGTACATTCGCTGAATTCCCTAAAGAAGCATGGGATATAATGGATCGATATGATGAAGCCGCAGCACGAAGGAGTGTTTATGCCACGTGAGATAAGTGACAAAGTAATTTTAACAGATTGCGATGGAGTACTATTAGATTGGGAATACCATTTCTATAAGTGGCTTAAAGCAACTGAAGGCTATGAACGCCTTAGTGATCATTACAACATTGCCAAAGCGATTGGTGTTGAACAAAAAACTGGTTCAAGGTTTGTTAATATATTTAACAAGTCTGAAGAGATGAAAACTCTGTCACCTTTACGAGATGCTATTAAGTATGTTCGAAAGTTACACGAGGAGCATGGATATCTTTTCCATGTAATCACTTCACAGACTAATGACCGTCTTGCCCAAGAGTATCGTAAAGAAAACTTAAGAAACGTTTTCGGTGATACTATGTGGGATGGGTTTACTATTCTAAATACTGGTCAGGACAAAGACGAAGCACTTAAAGTGTGGGAAGGTACTGAATGCTGGTGGCTAGAAGATAAAGCCGCTAACATTGAGATGGGTAATAAAGTTGGACTAAGAGGAATTCTTATTGATCACTCTTGGAACAAGAACAATACCTATGAATGTGATCGCGCCCGAAAGTGGAAAGATGTTTATGAATTAATTACAGGTGAAGTATGACGTACACACAAAAATATATGTTAGAGTTTGGTAAGAAAAACTTTGAAGAAATTTTTAATAGTCTTGGTAAAAGAGAGCAAGGAAGCTTATTAGGAAACATAGCTGAAATAGCTGTTGTGCAAAATAGAAAAGCACAATTTACTGATAAAGAAGGTTATGATATGATTGAAGATGGATTAGAAAAAGAAATCAAATCTTGCTGGAGACTTAATAATAATCTGGTAAGATGGGCAAACATAACTAGTAAGGAAAATAAATGCGATGCTTTTATTTTTATTGATGGTGTAAACAATAAAGAATATGAAGTTCCACATGATGTTGTATTCTTCCAAATGTCTATTTCAAAAGACGGTCAAATACGGACAATTCCACACAATTTAGCTATATTAGAACAATACGAAATTATTACAGGTGAAGTGTAATGAGTAAGAAAAAAGGTCTCACCAGATTTGTATATCCTCTATTGAGGTTTACAGCAGGTGGTTTAATTGGTTTTGTTGGAGCAGCAGTATTTACCACTAACCCATATATTGTTATGGTAGTTACGGTAGGTTGTGGAGTTGCAGTAGACAAAATTTTTACTAAAAATAAAGGATAATTATATTATGGGTTTAGCAATCAGTATAGGTACACAACAAGAAGTTTCATATTTAAGATCTAAGTCTAGGTTTTACGTAGCAGGTTGGACTGCAAATCAATTGGGTGAAAACCCACAGCAACTACCAAAAGCTTGTGAAGGTGATGCAGTTGTAGAAAAATATCACGAAGATTACTTAGATGGATACGGAGATTCTTATGCCAATGAGGCAGGTTCCGATAATTTTAAATACGCTCTTCTTTCACAGCGTCGTCGTATGGCATGATTTATAAATATGAAATGATATAAATAACGTTATATCACTATAGGATCTAACATGTCGACGACAGAAAGGTTAGAACTGCTGGAAGCAAAGCTACAGCAGATTGGAATGATGGGGCAATGGTATCAAAGATATGACGTAAGTACTGGTGCTCAGGAATGTAAGAAGATTGTGAAAGAGTTAAAAGCAGTCTTAGACCCACCATGTGGTATGAGTCAGAAATAAAGATGGAGGTGCTGTATGGCATTACTAGAAGACGTTGTAGTATTTTGTAAAAAGGAACTAAACATTCCTGATGAAATTCTTGTATCATTAGAAACAGAAGATCTAAGCGAAGACAATGTTAAAGGCTGGACAACAGACTCAGCCGAAGATGATGAATACGATATTGAAATTGACACACATTTAGGATTTAAAGAATCTATCATAACTGTATGCCATGAGATGGTACACGTTCAACAATTACACGAAAATCGCGAGCTTGATGAAAATGAAGCTTACGAAAAAGAGGAAATGTTATATAGAAAGTATATAAATAGTTCTCAGTAGTTTTAGTATCACTACTTAAAAAAAGATATATTTTTATAAAAATAATAAAAGGAAAAATATGTTAAAAAAACTACTAGTCGCGACGGCGGCCATAGCAGTATCTGCAACTACATCTGCAGGTATTAGCTTATCAGGTTTGTATGAGGGAACACTAGATTCACATGGTGCTTATACACAAGACATACATACTACAATGAAGGGTACATCAGGAAATTCATCGGTGACGGTGGTTCTTGATAAAGACTTTAGTGTAGACGATATGTATGTTGAAACTACAACAGGTCCACTAACTTTTAAGATTGGTGATTCATCTGGTGACGATCCAGATTCAACTGTTTTAGGTGTAACAATGAAAGCTGGTGCAATCACACTTGGTCTTAATCAGGTCTCAGGTGGTAACACAACGATTGACGCATCTGGTACACTTGGTGGTATTACAGTTGCGATGACTGATGTTACATCAACAACTCGTGAAACAACAGGTACTTTCGCTGCAGGTGGTTTATCCACTACAGTTGTATATAACAAAGTAGCCGCAGGTAATAATATTGACGTAACAGTAAGTACTACTGTTGCTGGATTAACGCTTAGCGCTAATCATGATTCAAATGCAGATGGAACTTCAGAGAATGAAGGTTCTATATCAAAAGCATTAGTTGGTTTAGGTACTGTTAAAGGCACTATGGGTAAGACAGGTGCTGGTGTTACAACTAAAGGATTTAGTTTGACACGTGGTATTTGGACTGGTGAATGGGAACAAGTAGGAAGCGCTGATGGTGTAACTACTCTGAAAGCAACTTTAGCTTTCTAAACTTCAGGGGGTCTTCTGGGCCCCCAACTTATTTTATTGGAGAGAACATGAACAATACAAAATTAATGAGCGAATACTACAAGGAAGATGGTAGTGTAGCTAAGGTATATCAAGTAGTAACAGGAATGGACGGTGAGCGTTCATTTTTTTCAATCACATATAAAGACCCTAATGGTGTTAGACTTATGCGAGAAGATTTTCCATTCAAAGCGTTAGGCTATGTACAAGATGCGGCAGAGAACTGGACCTTAGGTATCAAATTATTAACAGAGGGATAACATGGCAGAATTCGATTTTGGTTTTACACTTGTAGATGAGGCAGAGTTAGATGTTGCAAAAGAAACTGCAACAGCAACAGCAAGTGCAACCAACACACAAGACAAGCTTGACAAATTATATAATGCAATTACGCCTTTACTTAATAATCTTAAGGCTAACCCTGAGAAAGAATATATCAAATGGCCTAATAGAGTGGATAAGGTAGAAGCGTTCGAAGGACAAATATTAAAAATATATAAGGGTTAGGGGTGTACAAACACCTAAAAGCATGTTATAATAGATGTAATATCAAAACAAAATAGGAATATATTATGGCAAGACGTAAGATGAGTGATGAGCAACGTGCAGCTGCTGCAGTTAATTTAGCTAAAGCAAGAGCGGCAAAGAAGCCCACAACCTATAAGAACATTGCACCTAATGTATTAGCATTAGCGGAAGACCATGAATTATCTATGGTGAATGTTAAGTTATATATTAAGTCAACTAAAATAAAGCTTGCTGGATTACGACAAGCAATTCATCGTAATGAAAGAGGTGCCATAGCTAAATATGAATCATCAAGGATTTATAAGAATCATTGTGAAACATATCTGCGTGAAGGTGTATGGTCTCTAGATTTCTATGGTGAGAACGAAGAGAAGCAAATGCATTGGAAAACTCTTTCACCAGCTTATGATAATCAAGGGATACAGAAATAATGGATGACATTAATAAGAAGTCTTTTTCAGGTTTAGTTGAAACATTTGTTCGTACCCATAAAGATTGTAATTACATGGATGCTATTATAGATGTATGTGAGAGCAATGAAATCGACCTGAGGGATAGTAAAAAACTTATCTCTAAGGAGATTATAGAGCATGTAGAGTTCGAGGCAAAGCAACTCAACTTGTTAATTGGTGGCAACCCTACGCACATGTTGCCTATATGAGGATGACTGGCTATGAAGCATTTCAATTACACAACGCAGTTAATCTGCATTTCAACGGAACTTACGATTGTTTTAAGTATAATTTTAAAACAAATGTAACAGAGAGAGCCTACTGGAAACGGCCTGATAAATTCCAGTTATCT